GTTTAAACCCCACTCCCAGCAAAAATATTTGCTTCGTTTTTGTTTAATCCCAAGCACAATACCTAACGCACCCCACCAGTCATATTTAGCACCTGACGTGCGGTTGTAATAAGATTTAATCTGTGCTTCTTTTACATTATCTAGTAAGACTAAATCCCACTTATCTGTATCTGACAAATCAATCTGCTTACATCGAACACCACCATCGCGCACAGACGATGAATAGCAATCAAAAACCGTAATGTGCTCATAATGGTCGCCTTGGACAAATTCCATGCGCTCAATCGCTATCTCACAGTGTGAGTATTTACCCTTTGTAAAAAAGCGCGTCACCGCATCAGCCAATGCTTTAAAAGGCTCTTTTAAGAAGCTGCGTTTATGCTTATAAAACGCGAGATAAATACGGTTAGCCATTGTTATACGCCTCCATCAATGCATCCATTTGTTTAATAATGTCATCGTGAATGGACTGCATTTTCTCGATTGTCAATCCTGGCACTTTAAGCTCGTATTTGCGCATGCGTTGATTTGCAAGCTCGACCTGTAATTTCTCAAGCCCAGCGGCTTGCACCAAAATCAAATCTGTTGCAGCTTGGTTATTTAACCCGGCGCGTTTGGCAAAGTCTGTGATATATCGACTGCATTCGCCTTGATAGTTTGCATTTTTAAACGCTTCCGCGGCGGATTGGCGTTCACGATACTCTGACTCAAAACGCGTCCACGTGCTGTAAATTGAGGCAGCGTGAACATCAATGTTATTGATTAGCTGAGCTTTCATTTTCTTGGTAAATTCGGCTTGTTTTTCTCCGGACAAGACAAACTGTTTTTTCTTTCTATCAAAAACGTGGAATTCACTCGGTGCTTTGCCTGAACAGTGTATTTTCCCATTTTCCACCCATACATCACCGCCATTGGTGATGCTTTCTGAAATCTCTTCAATTTGTGCTTGTGTTGCTATATTAATCCATCCGTCCTCATTACCTACGGGGTCTCGAAATGATAATGTCGCTATATTGAATTGTTTTAACATTAATTTTTAACTCCTATTGCAATAACGGTCACATTTGTTGGTTTGGTTACTGATATATAAACAGAATTACCGCCTTTGAAAAACGCCCCGACTGGATTAACCGCGCCCCCAGAATCAATAACTATTGCACCAGCCGAACCATCAAAAGATTCGGGTAAGTAGTAGTCACCTGATGAGTTCACAACTCCAATCTGCATTCTGATTATCATTAGTCTATTTTGTTTGATTTTAAAGACGTCAGCGCCTTGATAATGAGAACCGTACGATGAGGATGTTATTCCACCTATCAAACTATTTAATACGTGCGTTTGCCAATTTAATGAATTGCCATTCCCTGTAATTACATCACCTGCTGAACGAAAAACTCCAGTGTGTTCAAATTCCCAATTTTTGAAACTGCCATTATCCTCTACTAGATTAATTACGCCTCGTCCGAAATTGCCGTACTCGTTGTATCCAGTTTGTTTTGTCGTGTAACCAAGCGAAAATGCAGCACCGCTATTACCTCTACTCATCACTTTCCCTTTAATGAAAGGGTAAAATGTGCCAATGCTATTGGCGGCTGCCTCAATAACTTCAAATGGCGCTGAGTAATCATATTGCGAGCCATACCCACCGTACCCAATATGATCAGACTTCAATCCGTCATGTGACATGACCGCTTTTTTTATGTCTAGCCCGTTTTCTGACAAGATGGCTGTATATTCTGAATTCCCTTTATTATAAAAAACAACCCCATTATTTGAACTAATATTGACATACCCTGATGATTCTACGCTTCCTGTAGAAACTCTAGGCACAACCAGCGGACCGCTCATTGTGTCGCCGCTCTTAGATACTCGCCCATTGGCGTTGTTATTCGCATTATCTGCGGCCGATTTTGCTTCCACGCCTTTGTCATAAGCTGTTTTAACCGCTTTTGATGTTGCTACATTATTTTCGTCGTTGCTATTGACTGCGGATGATCGTTTGTTAAGAGGGATATAGTTATTTAACGCAAGCTGCACCGTCGCAATCAGTTGCGCGAGTTTTTTACCTGCTTTGGCAGTTAATCCTAGTTCTTCGCTGTCCAACCCCGTATCACTTGTCAACCGCACTTCGCCTTTTTGTGTTGTGCTGGCGGATTTACGGTTATCATCAATAATCTTAACAATCGCCTCATAAAGCTGAGTTTGCTTATTTTCTACGGGCTGGAACCCTGCTTTTTGCAACACATAATGCGCTTCCGCTTGTACATCGCGTACTCGGTCTTGCAAATTATTAAGCCACGTATCGGTTACTCGCGTGCCTTGTTCGCCTGTTGCTGGATTACCATTGTGAAAAAGGCCATCATTGGAATCAATTTGAGGCATTAAACTTTTCATATATTAAGATCCTGTTTGATAAGCAAAATAACAGTAAGTATGTGCAGGTTTTAAATCTCGGAAGAACTCCTCAATAATCGAGTCACCAAATTCCACTAAATGATTACCCGCAAAGGAGCTACCTGCGCGAAAATACACAATATTGTCATCCCCATTAAGCACCGATACTCGCCACATAAAAATCAAGTTATCGCGTGCTTCATTGCGAAATTGAACCAAATCTCCCGTCGTTGGCAAATCATTAGCAAGGGGAGAAAACTCTTTAATTTCGATACGATATCCAATACTTTCCGCAATACGTTTAAAATAGGGAATAGATAAGCCCCCAATCGCATTTAACTTGGCAATGACACGTTTTACTCGTGCTTGATAGTTATTGGTATAATCTGTTTTTATGCCGCATAAACGTTCCCAATCTTCCAACATGGAATTCGAGGTGATAGGCTCAACTACGTTTAACATATCATTGGCTTTTTGTTGTAAGCGATTAAAGGCATTACCATCCACTTCACATTGTGCTAAGAAATGCTCACCATTAATGTTGTAGGAAATAGGTGGGTAAAGTTTAGATAGCACTTGTTTATGGTTAATTTGCATTAGGCCATCTCCGTCACAGTAATCGTACCAAGTCTGAACCATTCTATTTTCGTGCGTACATCTGCTTTTAAATTAGTGATGGGTGCCGTAAACTTACGGTCAACCACACCTACCAAGTTATTCACCACAGCTTCACATTGGGACACAATGAGATCATCACCTGGGATCAATGTATTAAAATAATCCGAAAGTGCGGTTGAAATAGCCACCTTAATTTCTGGCAAAGTCACGCCACTGGTTTTCACCTGAATATTAAAATTCACTTTTGTTACATCAGGTTTCACCACTTTGCTTTCACGTGCTGTCACAGGGCGGACATCATCAATATATGCTTGACAGCGTTGCACTGTTTCATCGCTCGGCACATCATTGTTAGAGGTAATGGCAATATCTACCGTACCCAATCCTCGTCTCAGTGGATAAACATAAGCTGCATCCACACCATCTACTGATAATGCCCAGACGCGATAGTCGTAGCGATTTCCTCCAGCAGGTGGACGGCGAATAATCTCAAGCAATCGCTCAAGTAACGATGCATCACTTTCAGCATCTGTCGCACCTATAATATTGTTTAATACAACATCACTTTGCACGCCAACAGGAGCCGCCATAAAACTGCCTTTTGTTGCAGTAGTAATGTTATAACTTGCCCCCGTGGCTAATGCGCGTACTGGTACGGTAACATCACCATTACTTGAGATAACTGCATTCGCGGTTGTCTCATAAAACCGGTTATCATCGGTTTTAATTTGTAAACCCGCTTTGATCTCTGCACCGACTTGACCTGTGACAGTTGCACCAGTACCACTTGCAGACGTTGCATTACGACGGCGTATACCACGCAAAGCGGCATGTTTTTCTAAAAAATCTGTGTCAGCGGTATCGGGGAAAAATTGCTTGATTATCCATTTTTGATGGGCATAAATACCTTCAGCAACGGCAGCTAAACTGCTCGCACGAGCATAATAATCGCTATCCACGCTCACATCAGCTAGCGGCTCTAACGATTGCACATCACGCAAGATAGTTTGGCGAATATCATCTAAACTTGGCACAATAAACATGATTTAAACCCTTTTTAAATAACTTTTACCGGGTGTTTAAATTGATAGGTTTCACCTCGGTTATCTCGAATGGATATATCTAAAATTAATAATCCGTTGTGGGTTTGTGTATAAGTCACAATGATTTCGTCTGCACGCCCATCATCAATCAACGGTTGTAAGGCTTCTTCTGCATATTGTTGAGCAAGTGGCCCAACATGTCGCAAATCCTTTTCTTTAGGAATAGTATGGAGCAAAGAGCCTACACGCCCATCTGCCCACCAGGTGCCTAAGGGTGTGGTTAGTCTGATATACACAGCATTTTGCAGTGTACTTATTTGCTTACTTGTGTAGTCGCCGGTAAGCGGGCTGATCTCTCTGTCCATAATGACAGGATAAGGGATTTGGAGAAAAGAAAAGAGGTGACTGACTTCAGCACCTCCTTTTAGCATTTTTATTTAGGTTGACCTGTTTCACCACCGCTATCACCAGGATGCTTGTGATTACGCAATGATATAGTACCTGCTTTCACATCTCCGTCTGTAGTAAAACCGCCGCCTTGTTGTTTCACGTTACCGGTAAAACTCGCACCACTGCCGCCTTTCACCGCCATACCGCCATTTCCGTTAATTTGACCTTGTGCAGTAAAGACCTGATCTGTTTCAACCAGTGGACTTGATATATCCACTTTTGTTGCCGCTTTAATCTTTAACACATCACAATCAATCTCAATTAACCGCCCCTTTTTTAACACAATACTAGAGCCACTTTCATCATAAACAGCAACTTCGCCACCTTGTAGATTTTTCACGCGGAAAGAACCGTTCTCAGTCGCAATCACAATGCCGTGGCTAGTTTGCCCGCCGATAGGGATAATCACAGCTTGAGTATCTGCAGGCGGCACCGACGTAAACCCAAATTGCTGCATCATCTCTACATCCTGAAGTGTTTCATCTGATAATCCAGATGCTTGAACTTTCTGAATGTTATCTGCACTTTTTACCAGGTGAAGTATCCCTCTAAAGGCTTGACGAATCTCATTTACTGCGCCTTGTGCTTGTTGTTGTATTGCTTGTGTTAATCGTCTCATTTCGTCCAACCACCTTCTCCATTTGATGCCCAAAGTTCACCATTATTCTTTTTCTTCTTACCTTTTTTACCTTTACGCTTACGTGCTTTTTCTGCTTTTGCACTATAAGCGTCTGGTGTCCAAATGCCGTCTTGCTTAAACCGTAGCTCGGTTTGCGTACCGCCTTGACGGCTTAACATGAAACGACGCCCCATTAAGAAGAAGATTGCATCAATATCATATTCTTCGCAGATAACATGCACCCGCTGACCAGGTTGCCACAATGTGCCATCTTGCATTTTATGGTCAGGTACAATAATCGTTAAGGTAAACCCTTCAAGTATGCTGTCGGCAATGTATTTCTTTGCCCATTTTTGCAGCGCTTCAAGGTTATCAACATCAGATACCACTACGGTTTTAGGTTTATAGGTAGTCATCTCTGAATCTTTATAAACCCATTTCAGATCGTTTTTGTTATCTTGTCCTTGTTTGCCGTGACTTTGAGCTAAAAAGGTTATCTCACTAAACCGATTTGATACATCAAAGCTTAAATCAGCCTGCTCAAAGTTATTTTGACTACCGTCTTTCATACAGCATAGCGTTGCAACAGGTGGCGTGCTGTAATCCGCACCGCCTACAATCAGCACGCCATTTGGCTCAAACCACAAGTGCAAGCCAGCAGAATTAGCACAACGCATGGCAGCATTCCACGCAGTTTCGCCAACATCAATATCGACCTTATCTAACAATGGATTGTTTTCTGCTTTAAGTTGAACCTGTTTAATCCCTAACGGTTCTACAATCTTTTTTACTGCATCTAACACTGTTAACCCCTTCACGTTCGTAATGGGTGCAGAGCAGTCAACAAGCACACTGGCTTTATCTCTACCATTTAGTCGATAGGTTCGATTTGTTTTACTAATACCATGCTGCACGGTATCCACAATGCCTGTCATGACTAACATATCATTAATACGTACTTTCACTTCTGCCCCAGAGTAGTCCGGTAATACAGTACTGTCTGACGGCACACCAATATCAAACGCAAAAGCATCTGCAGGGATTAAAAAATCACTGTCTATATCATAACTTTTCCAATTATTATGGGACTTACCATCAATCTCAACGACAACATCATTTTCGTAAGGATAATTATCTGACATAGCTATTTAATACCTCACCTTGCTCAATATAATTTGGATAACGCACCTGTGGATTTAAACGCAATAACTCATCAGCACGTTTATAATCACTATAAAAAGCATGAGCGATTTGTTGCACTGTCCCGGTCATGGGTGCAGTTCGAATAATTAAAGGTGGCTTGCGGTTAATCGCATTAATCGCAAGTTGAGTGAACTGATGTGCATGTTGTTTAAGTTGTTCCATGGTGTGGTGTGCAGTGGTGTAAAGTCCAGTATTAGGCTTACCCGCACTATTTACGGCCTGTTGTTCTTCTGCAATTTGTTGGCGTAGCAATGCCAAATTCTCTAAAATTTCCGACCGCACTTTCGTGGTAATATAGTCCACATCTTGCGGCAACAAAGCGTCATCTTCAATTAATTCTGTCGCAGATTTAAGCAAAACACCCGCACTAACTAATTGCATAAACAATGACACCGCATACATATCGGTATTTGTTAATGTTGATGGTAACGATTTCATAACAGCCTGTTGGCTGGCTGATTTAATATTTTTACCTGTTACCAAATCAGAGGGGATCTGTTTAATTTGTTTTAAGGTACGCAACATTTCATCAAACTTAGCGCGAGTGGTTAAATCTCGACGGTTGATAATCTGTGAGAGTCCCGTTTCCAACATAGTCGCTAAATGACGAGCCGAATTTAAGCTTTTCACTTTAAAATCTGTAGAGGACACAGTATTAGAGATAGGATATTTCTTCTTATCTAAATCAAACAAACTTCTAACTTGCTCAAAACAACCAAATAATGCGCCGAAACTACCCAATAAACGCGACTTAATATTGGCAGCAAATGAGACAACCTCCATAAACTCACCATACAATGCCAACACATCATCAACAAAATCTTCAAGTTGCGTAAGTAGTGCATCAAGACGAGCAAGAAATGCACTTTCAAACACAAAAATCGGCTCTGCTGGGGTGCTTTCGGTAAAGGTTAAATCAATGGCCACATAGTCAATCATGTCCGCTTCATGATGAAACAATGCCGACGTACAAATCATATTTTGCAATCGTCCGCGAATAGGATGGACTAATACATCCGCCCCTTGTTTTCCCAGAACACTTAAGAATTTTTTGAAATCAGTATAATAACCTTCACCATAAAACACGGCTTGCAAACGTACGGTCAACGGATTTAATCCTAAATCTTCTACATCCGCACCGTTCACAAAAGGATAGGCGTGTTCGATTGTAGCGCGAGTGATCTCATCATCAACCGACATCACTTCAAATCGCACACCACGATAGCTAGCACGTTGTAATGGCGCCGTCCAACCTTTCATCTATTACCCCCGTTTTAAATCTTGATATTGATACTGAGACGTTTGTTCAGCCACAATCCGCCCATCTAAATCTACTTTAATTTCATTTTGAATGGTGAAATTCTGACTTTCCACCGCTGTTTTCAAGCCATCGCTGATGGTTTTACCAAACTGCTGAAAGTCAGCTTGATAATTCGCTAAACCAGATAAATTACCGAGTGTTTGACTCAGTGTAGAATTGGTATCATTGGCAGCAATGGATAACCCGGAATAGCCTTGCCCACGATTATTCATGTTGGCAATTTTTGCAGCACTTTGTGATGTTCTTGCATCATATTCGGCTTGTGTAAGCGTGCCACGTGCTAAACGCTCCTTCGCAACCTCATCTTTACGTGTGATTTCAGCCACTTCACCCGCACGGCCTGCCATTCCCCATACAGAATTTTTGTTATAACCAAACCCCTGTGGTGCATAATGGCTTGTTGTTGATTTATTGCCACCGTAAGCCCTTGCGTAAAATTGATTTTCAAGTTGTTTTTCTTGTGGTGTTTTAGCTTCGGCTTTTTCTTCGGCAATAGCCTCAGCAGTCGTGCGGTGGTCGGCTGCAAGCATTAAACCAGTAAATGCTAAACCACTCAGTGATAACAAGCCTTTTCCGCCTTTCATCCCTTTATTGATTTTACCTTTTCGACCTAAACCACTTGCCGCATCTGCGATATCGCCTCCTAATCCGAAGCCTGCACGCTTGCCGCCTAACAACGCCAATGCACCGCTTGCCGCAACAGCCGCTGCACTTAAAGCCGTAATAACAGTGCCTGCTTGTACAACGGTATTTGTGAGGTCTGGATATGCTTTTGCATACTCCGTTAATTTGACTGCCGCATCACCAAGGGCATCATTAAAGCTCTTAACCCCCTCCATTTGGGCAAATTCAAAGCTATTTTTGGCGTTTTCCAATTTGGCACTATTGGTGTCTTGTATTACAGCATGTGATTTATCGACAGCGCCTTGTGCGCTACCGACTTCTGCTTTCACTTCTTTCCCTAGTTGCACATTATTTCGGATACCAAGTAACGCCATCAAGGCTTGACGATCTGATATCACTTGCCCAATCGCTGTACCTTCAACCAAATCAGCCATCTGATTTAAAAGAGTTTGCTGTTCTTCTTTTTTCGCGGTTTTGAGTTTTTCCTTTAACGATTTATAACGGTCATCTTCGCCAACTACCATATCCATAATAGAGCTAAAGGCCTCAATGGAGTTTTTTCCTTGTTTCTTCTCATTTTCCATGGATTTAATAAAATCAATACCATGGGTTTTACCATCTTTGCCTTTAATTTCTAACTTTCTAAAACGATCAGCTGTTTCTTTTGAGGTTATTTTTGCCAGTAAGTTGACTAAGTTATTACCCGCTTCATCGCTAGTCCCTGCTGTAACACGTGCTTGTTGGTTTGCAACTAATAATGCTTCAAAACCATTCATACCTGATAACCCTGCAGATTTAGCAGCGGCCATTTGTTGTGGCAACCAACGAGCCATATCTGACAATTCAAAATTACCGGCTTGTCCTGCCGCCACAGCTTTATCTAATACCGCGCCAATTTGATCTTCGCTAATACCAAATTGTTGCATAGCAGATATGGCGATTGCGGATAAATCTTCAGTACTCGCACCAGTGGCAACAGCACCTTTCTGCAAAGTTGGCAATAATTTCATTGCAGTTTCGGCTTTCACCGTACCAGACGCCAATAATTTATCCAGTGCCGCTAACGCATCCTCTTTCGTCCCGCCACCATTTTCTACCGCACTTTTTACTGCTTCATGTAATTCTTTCTTTCCGGCAATTCGCCCAGCCACGTCTCGGTCGGAGAAGGCAGTGTTTGAAACCATCGCCAATCGGCGGTCATAATCCATTTGTTTTTTCATGGGTTGAGCCATTACCATCGCACCTGCGGCCATACCAGCTCCAACGCTTGCCATTGCAGTGCCTACATTACCTAAGCGTTGCCCCCAAGACGTTTTCCCCATTTCGGCATTAAGACCCGCAATTTTTGACCGTGTCGCATCAGCCGCGCGAGCTAACTCTCGGCTGGTTGCAGTACCACTACGTTTCAAACGGTTATAAGCCGCAATAGTGTGATTGATTTCTTGCTGGATCTTATGTTCACTTCGCACGCCTAATGTTTCGCGGGCGCTTGCCATGGCTCGTGTGCTTTGTGTGATTTGGGATTGCGCCTGACGGAATACTCGGCTTGCCTGATCGCGTGCCTTGAGTGTCATGGCTAAATTTAACTCTGCCATTTTTAAACCCTTTTTAAACTTCTTTTAAATCTACAAAAAAAGGGGCTTACGCCCCTTTATTTTTACGACGCATAAGGTTGTAATGCACCGTATCGCCATCTTCAGCCTGTGTTTTAATACCTTGAGATTTTTGCCAACTACCAATCCAAGCAGACACTTCTGTATGGCTCATTGCTCTTACCTCCGCAGCGCTAAAGCCGAATTTAGCTAATAAAATGACCGCACTTCGGTAATTTTTCTCAGCTTCAAACACACTATGTTGTTGTTTTATTCGGCTTCGACTTTGCTCTGGCTTTCCCCAGCGTCGATGTGCTTTTTTCGTAAATCAGCAATAGCTTGCGTAATCAACACATAATCATCTGTAGCAAGGTTATCCAGTAAAAACTGTGGCGTGAGCTTATCTTGTGCAATGCCGATAATATCAAGCTGCTCAGATAAATAAGCCAAGTCCACGAGCATTTGCTCAGCTTTCGTGAGTTTTTCTTTCTCATCTAAACCAAGCTCGGCGATTTTCTCAAGGGCGGCACATTCGCCACCCAAGGTAAGTAATCGCACTTCAAAGTCAAAACGACGACTATTACCGTAAGGAATACCTAACAATAGACGCATTATTCTTTAACCTCTTTGAGAGCAGTCATCTGAATATCAATCACGGCTTCGTTATCGACGGTATATTTTTCACCGACTTGCGTAGTAAAACAGCCAAGATAAGAGGTGCGTTTATCGTCTTGATTAAGTGGATACACTGTAATCTTCGCATCATTGATTTCCGCCCAATCAATCTCTGAACCATCAATCGGCAGAGCGGCAGTCAATGAGAGCTCCCAAGTCGCAATTCCTTTGGCAAAACCACGCGCACGACCTTCTGAGTTCATGGTTTTCACTAATTTTCGGCCTGTTTGTTTTGTAACGTTTAAATCGGTAATTTCAATTTCAACGCCATTTACTTCTAACACTGCCGAACCAGCATATTTTTCAGCCATTTAAGCCCCCTATAAAATTAAATCAATACGGTTAGCTACAACGTGTAAGCCATTTACCACATCCGCTGGGATTGCTGTATCTAAACGATTTGGATCTTGTCCATTGCGTACCACAAGCAATTTATTCTTGTTAGCATCAATATTTTCCAAGATTTCTAAATCTTCTAAGCGATACAACACATCAAGGATTTCCGAACGCACTTTTGGTGGTGTGCGATTGGATAACTTCGCACGTGGAAAACGCAAGGCAATGCGTTGCTCAATCGCTTTGCGCGTATAGTCAAGCGTGCGAATTGTAGTTAAATCTAACCACGCAGGGTCATCTACATTCGCTGGCGACTTGGTATAAGTCGTAATTGCACGCATAATTTGCACACGATTATTCACCACCGTAATAGGTGTTAAACCATGGAAAAGTGCCTGATTGACTTCGGTTTTTAATGGTGTTTGAGTGGCATCAACGGGAGTTAAACCTTTAATCTCAAGCGTATTTAACGGTTTAGCCGGGTCTTCTTCGCCTGCAATAATCGCACCATAACCTGCTGCAATTAATGCATTTGATTCCACCGCACCTTTATACCAACCCACCGTAATGCGGTTCGCATTGATTTTTTCGGTATACGTAGTGCCGCTTGCCAATGTGCCATTAAAACCTAATACACCCACACCAGGTTTTTTCTCAACCGGGCTTGCAACCAAGTCTAAATGTTCACGTAACGCTTTTGCATTTTTATCATCAGCGAATGGAGAAATAATGACGTGATAATGCTGACCTGCAACAGATGCTAGTGCTGCAGTTAAATCCGCATTTTCTGCTCCATTACTAAATACAGCTGAGGTCACACTAATACCATCAGCGCGGCTAACTGCATTAATTGAAATTTCATTGCCAATTGCACCTTTACATTTTGCCGTTAAGGTAATGGTGCCTTCGCTCACGGCTGCAGTTGCTGGGCAGTAATCGCCCGCATTAATAACCGCTGCTAAACGGGTGGCAATATCGTTCGCCGCTTCGCCTTTTGCGACAGCAACGGCATAATCTACACCGCCGATAACGGCTTTCACGACACCGCTTAGCGTAGCTGTACCGGCTAACGTCACGGTGCCTGTTGCGGCTACACCAGAATCACTATCTTTTAACCCAATCACGGATAAACGGATTAACGGGTTATTTTGAATCGCTACACGGGTCATTAAATGAGCCCAAGAACCTGCACCGAATTGATTTTTAGCATCTAAATCAGAGTACACTTGAACGGGTGCAGTAAAAGGCGCTGTACCATTCACCATTGGCGCAACAATTAATACGTTTTGCTCATTGGTTGGTAACGTGCTTACCGCATTGCGTGAATTATATTCACTATAAACACCCGGCTGACGAATACTTGTCGGGATATTATCAAAATCAATGTTAGTTTCAGCCATTGTCTTTCTCCTGTTCTTTGCGTGAACGTGTTTCAGTAATCACAATCAAATCACCGTCATTAATACGACGCTGATAATAAATCGACGGCTCAATATCAACCGGCGTTTGTTCAATATAGGCATAAGGCTGTGTTTCAAAGGGCACCTTAATACCTGGTCTTGCTTTAACTTTCATTTTTTACCTCAGTTTCCACCTTAAACGGCTCTTCCGCCTGCGTGGTTGGGTCATAAATCCGTCCTTGAACTTGTTCAAGTAACGGTAATGGGTCAGATAACTTGGCTCGATAAGCGCTAAACACATAGTCAGGATTAGTTTTATCCTGCGTAGCTTCTGGGAAATACCCATCATCAAGCGGCTGAAAATCATCATAAACGGCTTCGTATTCAATCGAGTAAGCGGTAATCGCTCCGCCCTTGAATAAGGCATTGTTGAAAATAGTGCGAACTCTTGTGGGTTTTAGTGGTTTAACCAATTGCCCCAAAGTTTGCGCATCCAACAAACGGCGCACGGCAGTAATAAGCTGATTAACGCCAACCTCACGCTCATCAATGCCACCTTGTCTAGCCGCGACATTACTGCGTAAAGATCGCACGGCTAAAATAATGACAAAATTCGCGGTGGATTGATGTCGTCTTGCATTGGTACTCATACGCTCAATGCGAGACCCACCAAAAGTGACAAGGCAAATCGGCAAGCGAGACACAGATAAACTGTCGTCATCTAGCTCACCACCGTAGCTTTTCACTGTATTAACAAGACGGCCCAATCCTTTTTGCAGACGCTCAACAAGTGCTTGTTCGATTTTCGTTATCACGGCTAAACACCCTGTTTTTCGGATTAGTAAACATCACACCATTATCGCCGTCATCTTCTGTGTTTGAGTTAGCAATACCAAGTGAAATTTGACCTTTAGCAATCGCCTCAAGCTCTTTTAAGCTTAATTTGTATCGCTCAATAATCTCATCGGTATTACCCACCTGTGACATAGATGCCAAACGATAGCGGGTTAAATCACAACAAATCCGCACAAGATTTTGCGGTATATCCAGTAATGGCAATTCATAACGCGCTGACAAATAGCCATCAATTTGGCTAGAACTATCCGATAACGCCACATTCAGCACTGTTGTATCAACACTACCGGTACGATCACGATCAGTTAACTCAATTGCATCAAGTTCACCAACACGTAAAATAAAATCCGACACTGTGGCATAATTCATCGTTATTCCTCACACACTGGAACAAGCTCTAACCAAGGATCTTCCGCAAGAATAATCACTTGTTCACCGGTTAAATCACCAGCCGGAATTTCGACCGCACTTTCCTTGTTAAAACGATAACCACATCGACCATAAGACGGCTGAGGATGAATTTCACGTAACGTCACCGCATAAGCGATAGGGTTAATCACCTCACCACCTTCTACAACACTTGATGTTGTTTCTTCTACTTCTTGAGTTTCGGAATTAACATCATCTTGAGTGGTTAATGCTTCTAATTCGGTGTTTTCTGGTTTATTTGCCATTTTGACTCCTAAAGGGCGATTGCTCGCCCTTGTAATAGGTTATTCTTCAATGATTTGTGGAGACACAATCACTTTCAAACGACCTTTTAAGATATTTGTCGTACCATTGATGATGTCGCCTTCGCAAATTTGACGAGCTTGGAACTCTAATGCTGGCGGTACTAAAATGACATTCGGACGAATGTTCAATAATTTGCCACCGTCACCTTTCAATGATTGCATTTTGGCAATCACCTTCATGATGTTTTCAGCATTGAGTTCTGTTTTCTCAACACGGTGGGCAAGCTGCCAAAAACCAAAACCGGCAGCACCACGTGCACGCACACCCCATTCGTAAATATCTTCGTTAAATACGGTGTCAGACTTGGATGGATCAAATTTCGTTTCGATTTCCGGTGCTGTGCGTTCTTGCCAAATTAATGGTTTAATCGCATTGGTGGTGTCGAAAATGTAGAACGTTGGTGCTTCTGTTTTCGTACCAGTGGTGATATTACTTTGCTCTTTGCTTGAGCCTGTGCCGTCCACGTTGTCAAAAACTGGATGGTCGGTATCAAAATAATTCTGACCGTCATAACAAAGCGTTGTTTTACCTGCTTTTAATAAACCAAACACTAAATCATCAGGTAATTCAGCCGCACTTTGTGCTGCCTGTTGCACCATAGGACGGAATAAACCCACTTGGTCATCTTCAATGTCAGTGCGCGGAATACCTACTGTACTTTCATAAAGTTTGTTTTCAATGCTTGTACCTTGTGCTTGCATTGCTTTACGTTGACGTTTATTTACCCATTCCACCATTTTCGGGAACTGACCTAAGAAACCATAGGTGTTCACTTTGGTGTTAGAGGATACTTTCATCGCGATAAGATCCCACTGCGGTTTAATTAAGCCTAAACCTGCAGCAAAGTCTTTTTTAAACTGGGTTTCAATCGCTTTTAAAACTTCGGATTTCTTAAACATTATTTTTGCTCCTTGTGTTCTTTGATGAATTCAGCTTCGGTCATACCTAATGCACGAGCTGCCGCTTGTTCTGCTGCACTTAATGCCACAACATTCTGATCAGGATCAGTTTTTGCTTGTGGCTCGCCACTTAATGCGGCCATCGCAGGCGCTTTTTCTAAGTAAGCACTTAACGCTTCTACAGATAAACTTTGCGCCCAATCTTTTAACGCAGGTGATAACTTACCTTGCGATAAGGCAGCCTGAATCAATGCCTCTTTTTTATCGGTCTCTACCGAGTTTTTAAGCGCATTAAAATCAGCCTGTAATGCGGCAACCTGTTCCACCGGCACGAATTTAGCCGGGTCAGGTTTGCCTGCCTGCGCAGTGAGTGCTGCGACAGATTGTTCTTTTTCCGCTAATTTGGCATACACATCTAACAGTGCGACTGGACTATCGCCTTTAGCGGCAGAAAGTGCGGTCACTTTTTCGGTAATTTCCGCTTCGCTGGCGTCTGCTTTTAATGCAAGCAACGCGCACAAGGCGGCTTGTAATTTTTTGTCCATTGCTGGCTTTTCCTTTTGTTGATTTAAAAGTTGCACACTGGCAGCAACCATTACTTCGTCCATGCCGTCTAAAGCAGGGTTGTTAGTCAGTGCAGCGTGAAAGATTTTGCGAACATAACCATTCGTGTCATAAGCAAACACGGCAGAGATATAACGATATTCGCCATTTTTGATGTATTCCGCAGCTTTGTCCGTCCAACGGACATCGGCAAAAATTCCTTGTGGGTTAAAATAGAGATATTCCATCCAACCTGCGCTAGGCGCCTCTTTGCCGTTTTGCTGGGAATGTAAGATTTGGTGTTCGTAGTCAATGGGTAGGGGATTTTTCTGACTGTTAGCTAATGCCACAACATCAGCCCCGTTCGTATCGGTTACATACCATGCCTCCACATCTGTCGGTCTGCCGTCAATAGCTCTAAACTTGCCATAAGGCAAAAGCTGGATGCGTCCATACTTCGCTTTGTCAATTTCAAAACTACAAGCGGCAACTGTTAATTTCATCTGAAACCATCCTTAAAAACTCAATCTAGGATGACAGAATACTTGATAAGAAAGGGGAAAAAGAGATGACCGACTTCAGCACGGTCACATCATTTCAATTTTTTGAAAGAGTAGATATTGGAGGAATAAAAGATTAGATTATAAGAAACAACGCAAACCCATTTTAAAACGCTTTAAAACCGTTTTAAAACGTTTTAAAAATTTAAAGATGAAAACTTATACCTTGAAATAATAAAACCGCTATACGTGCGATTTAGGGCGTTTTCTAATTTATCTGATTAAACGTTGAAAGTAATCTTGTATATCTTCCAAAATATCCGCTTCATCTTGGGGCGTTAAAGCAAGGAAAGGACGCGCCGGAATATCCACTTTGCGACCGCGCCCGGCTTTACCACCGAACTGGTGAATTGCCGCATAAGGTTCATTCGTTCCCACAATGGCTTCGTCGTTGGTATAAGCAGACGTAATGCTGCCCATTAAGTTTTCCGTATCCACCAAAGGCGTGCCTTGGCGATATTTCAACCCCAACCATTTTGGACGACCGCCCACCTCAAAGTTTTGCAGCACCGCCGATTCCATCGTACCTGCAATGCTACGCATTAAAGGCGCACGGTGTGTCGTAGCGTGCGCTAATCGCTCAAGCAGTGCGGCAACTTCTTGCGCATTATTGATTTCAATTTCGATCATAATGTTGCTTTTATCTATAAACAGGGGTATATTCAAACTACGCACCGTTTGTTGCAGTGAATCTCGGCAACTGCTAAACGAAGGGGTGAAATAGACCCGGGAAATATGTGTGGGGGTGTCCGAGTCCCACCTGATGGTGCGTGTTAATCTCGTCTAAATGATTGCAAGTAAATCTCTTTCGATTTATCTAATACTTTAATCACAGCCATATATTTTTTCCCATCAATCGTTTTATAAAATTCAAAGTGCTTATCTTTGCTTGATTTGATTTCATCTGGTGTAAAAAGAACATCGGGTAATTGGTCATAAGCCTCAATACCAAATTGACCGAAACGGTGCATAATTTGTTTCACCATTGAATCATCTGAAAGCCAAACGGTTTTTAGCTCTGTACCAATAACTTCCCTTGTATCATCATTCAATACACCAGCAGCGAATTTAAAATTTTTTGAATATTGATCTCGTAATCCCTGTAAAAAGCTCTCACGTGCTTGTCTTCCTTTTATAGCTTGATAACTCGGGATATAAGGCTCTAAAAAATCAGATAATCTAGCATAATCCAACTTAAATTCAGCCCCTTTCATCTCCACTTTCGCAAACTCATGCGCCAGCTTTTCCGGATACAGATCCAAATTCGGCTTATACGCAATACGCCCTACATTGTAATCAAAGCCTTTATCCGTCACGCGTACCGTGCCATCAGGTAATTTAAACCCTACCGTCTTTTCACGATTACCTTGCTTATCCGCAGGACGTTCTACTTCCACCAAAAATTCAGAACTATCGTCAGGCTTATCAATCCCACGGCGTTTCAAATCTCTATCGCCTAACGCAATCACCGTACAGCGACAATTAAACCCATTAGGCGGATAGAATGTCGCCCAAAACGGATCATCATAACGATACACCTTACCGCTCAATGCTAAATGGGCAGGTCGAGTACGTGCATCACCCACGGCAGAATATTGCCAATAAGGGCGATTATCCACGTTATCACGCAAGCGTTGATAACGCGCAGCCGAATAAGCTGACTGCATATTGACACGATAAATCGTATTTAACCGACGCGGCGTGCCAAAATATTCCCCCGTTTTTGGATCTGCCAGTAAATGCCCATCAATACCACGAATAGACGGTTCTTTCCCAAAAATCCAGCCTTTACGTTCAAATTCACTCACCAGTTCTTTTTTCCACGTGTGAAAGCCCTTGCCTTCGCGCATAGCCGTTTCTAAAGATTGGTAAATATCCTTGGTCATCTCAAGGCTGGAAAGGCGTGCAATGGTCGTCGCACGCGCCAAGGCGCTATCGTGCAGTTCCTTGGTGAACACCTTGCCCGCCAGCATTTTCTTTTGGCGCAAAAACTCAATGGCGTCTTTCGGTTCAATGCCAATGGCAAATTTAGGTGCGTTCGGCATTGCTGGCTCCTAATAAGTCCGCCAAAAACAGTGCACTGGTTAAATAGGCCTGATGGCTTTCACTGGTTAAATCAGGATAAAGTGCGATTAGTTTTTCCTGTGCATCGTCATAGCTTTCACTTGCCATAACCATGCCTACAATTTGTTTCATCATAGGATCAAGCTGTTGATTAAAATCTGCATTGACCATTGCATCATCAATCAAACCATCCAATTCATCTTGTTCGTCCTTTTTTCCATTTTTAGCCGACAACGCAGCAGCACGACAACCGCAAGTACAGCCTTCACCGTGATTAAACACGGCAGAAAGCGCGGTAGTTTTCTCGTCCGTTTTCTCGCCTTGTGGTGTGCTTAAAATCAGTTCTCCTTCTTGTGGCTCAGGAATACCTAATTTATCACGCACCCAACTCTCTGAAATTTGAACGCCAATGCCGGTAAGTTTAGGGATTGCATCCGCAAATACGGATAAATCTTCATATTCTTTCGTATCAAACTCAAAATAAGGGACACGATAAGGGGCAATATTCGGATCAATATTAATCTGCAAATACGGCAAAATGATTTGTTGAGTGATAGTTTGTGCAATCTGTTTTGCATCACTAATCATCAAATCACGACGCACTTCATTATGCACATTACCTAACGCATTGGTGGAGCTTTTACCATCAGCCCCAGACGTTAAAGTTTGCCCCAAAATCAAACGCGCAATAGATTTTTCGCACCAATCTACCATCTGTAAGAATGGATTGTTACCTGATGCAGCTCCAGCACTTGCTACATTGTGAAGTTCAATCTGCATGGATTCAGGCATAATGCCTGCGGCATTGTGACCAATATCTGCAAGTGCACGTAACAGTGTGCGCTTTTCACTTGTTGTCGCGCCTGCACCGTATTTACCAATACGAATAGGCATACCATAGAGTTCCAAAAACTCGGCAAAGTCACGCACCGAATAATGCTTATACATATAAAGCCATGCCAATGTGCGGTACAACCCATCTCGTGCAAGTTGTGTAGAACGTGATTTATGGCGATGTACCACCCAGCCGAATGGTCGTAAAGGTTCGCCCATTGGATTAGTTGGTGTACGTAATAACAAATTATCGTGCTTATCTAATTTAAACCAAGACTGAGGGCAAGGTTTAAAGCCTTTTGGTATCCATTTCCCATCCACTTGCGCCCATTGGATTTCTAACGCAGAAAAACCATGCCCGACCGCATCCATGAGATCCATAAATAAATCTTCAAGGTTAGGATACTGGTAAAATAGCTCGTCAATTTCTGCTTGTAATTTTTCTTCTGCAGGTGTTGCATTACGTGGTTCGACAATACGCCAATCAAGCGTAAGCACTGAACGCTTACGTGTCATTATGTTTGCCGCAATGCTACTGTCTTGCTCTTCAATATCCATAAAAAGCTGATGCTGAGCCTGAATATCACCATTTTCTGCATCATCTAAAATTTGTTTCAATTTTGATGGTGTGATTTTGGCTGAAGGATGATCGTCTAACACTCGTCCTGTAGCGGTAACTTCCGCATCATCAGTTTGCGTAGGCTCTGTCTCATTGCCTTTTAAAAGGTTTTTAAATTTGTCTAACAATCCCATAAATTCACCTTATTGTTTCCACACAGAATAAAGATCCGATTCATCTTCATCCCACTCGCTATCATCTAACTCACTAATACTTATCCATTCAATCGCCGCAGAACTACTTACTGCATTACGCCATAGCATTTCCAGTGCGTCTGGGCCATCATCATGGTCGGCTTTTGGGAAATGGCGTAACTGAGAAATCAGCGTAGCTTGTGAGCTATGTAATAAAATTAACCCATTCGCCATGTGTGGCTGTAAACTTTCAATACGAAGCATTTTGTCTGTATTGGGTTTAGTTGCAGTTGCCGGTACGGGAATTCCTCGTTGTGCCGAACGTTTCACTAACTCGTCTTTTAAGAATTCTTGGAATTGTACGGTTTCAACAAACCAACGCTGACACTGGTATTGTTTCTGCATACGAATCACATCTTCAATGATGAGATCAGGTAAGCGCTTTTTAACCTGTGCTTCAATTACATAAAGCTTACCCGTCTCACGATGATAGCCACCCACCAAGATGGCTGATGGGTCACGACTTGCACCCGCTTTACCTAAAGAGGGGTCTAGCGCACCGAAATAAACCAATTCACCTGGCAATTCAGTCCAATAAGTCAGTGCATTAGCAAACATCGCATCATCACTGCTTAAAGGATCGTTTTGATATTCAGAATCAAACGTCGCATGCCCATCACGAGCGCGGATTTTCATCAAGGTTAAAATCGGGCGAGCAGCCCAACTTACTACCGCACCTTTATCCATTGCTGATTTATTTTGGGAATAGAAAGCATCAGCCACCGCTTCACCTTCGTTTAAGTAGAAGTCCTCCCACTTATCCCATAAGCTCATATCATCAGGCTGACGAATTAAGGCTTTAAATTTTGCGGTTTTCCATGCTTTGCTTGATAAAGTGCGGTTTAACACACTATCGTAATGAAGAATAGTCCCGATATACACCACATCTAACTTATCACCAGCTGCACCTAAAGGAAGCACGGTTTTCTTCAACCAATCATGCAACTTATCACGCTGTTCTGGGCTACGTACTTGTTCGTCATTTTCAATATCATCCAATACAACCAAATCTGGTCGATATGCACCATGTCGTAAACCACGCAATTTCTTACCAGAACCAGCAACTTGTACTTTCTGATTAGCTTTCGTCACAATGGTTGCAGCTTGCCACACACGACCTTGTCCTGCGATTTCAGGAAAGTCTACGCGTAGCCGTTGGTTAAATTCCAACTCGACTTTAATTGCTTCAAGCATTGGATAGGCTTGGTCTATACTGTCCATCACAATTAATGCATAACGTTTCTTTTGTGCTACAAGACAATAAAGTGTGAATAATTGAGAAACGAGAGTTGATTTAGCCTCACCACGTGGCGCGGCAATGGCTAAATGCACTGATGATGGCTGTTGTAACACTTGTGGCAAATGCTCAAAAAGATAGTTATGCAACTGTGAACGCGAAGATGAACGCACATAATGCGGAAAGTAATTCGACACAAAAAAGTCATAACCCGAAACAGGATCTAACACCTTTTTGCGTCGCTCACTAATGGCAGAAAGGGAATCGTCCCATCCCTCAAACTTCGCCTCGACTTTTTGTCGCAAGCTGTCGGAATAGGCTTTTAATTCTGCTAATAACTCTTTATTCTTCACAATTATCCTCTACACCCATTATACTTCCCAGCCTTCGGATACCGATGAACCATTCCAACCTTCCATCATGCTTTAAATTCCTTACTTAATGTTTCACCAAATCCATTGAGCAAATCTAAGAAATCACCTGTTAGTTCTGGTTTATTTGTTTGGATATATTCCCCAAAGAGTTTCACCGTTTTAATCGCAGTAGCTAATTCAGATACTTCAGGTAATAACCGCTTACTGCTTGCAACCATTTTAGAGTAGCTGTCACCCAAGCCTTGAATCAGTTTTGCTTTCTCACTAACAGGCAAGTCTTCGGTCTTACGCAACTCATCCATGGTACTTTCAAAATAAAGCACAAAGGTGGTGAGCATGCCACGAGCCACATCTTCAACCTTTCCACTTGCCATTGTTGATGCATCACGCACTTTGTCCCAATTATCGCCACGAGCTTCGGCTTCACGTTTCCAGCGTCGTGCAGTGTTATAGGACACTTTGGCTTTTTCTGCGGCTAATTCCAGCGTTAAGCAATCAAACACATAATAACGGCGCACATCTGCCTTGGTTTTTTCATCATGTGCCATATTCACTAGCCTCCTAATTTGGCTTTGATTAGCTCAAATCCAACCGATACCAATAAACCGCCCAGACCGCCAACTAAAGCGGATCGCACACCCAATTTAGCCATACTGTTTTCTACCTTAGCTAAACGGACATCAATATCATCCACACGCCCATCTAAACGGTCGATTTTATGATTGACTGCACGGGTCAAATCTAAAATTTCATCTAGTTTTGCATTTGTTTGAGCGCTTTCGGTTAATTGCTCTAAGCGTTTCCGATCTCTTGCTGACATTATTTATCTGCCTTGTTATCTAATTTTTTCGTAATGGACTGCAATTGCTCAGAAATTGCCCCTAATTTATCTAAAATGCTTTGATTGGTGATACTAGCCACTTCTTTTGAGACATAATCGCGCTTGACTTCTTTAACTTCGTCATGCAGGCTTTTAAACTCACTGTCTAATTTCTTAAACCACACACCAATAAAGAACACCGCAACAGATACCAACCCATTAAAAATCATCATCCCATTAATGTGTACTTCCATTTTCACCTCGCTGACAAATAGTTCGATATGTATCGTTATGCACTTTAATTTGACGCAAGGTATCTGTCGTATCTTGACGGCTTGCGGAGATCAACGAGAAACCGGCACAGCTTGCATTAATCACGGAGATCCCCTGACTTGTGCAACCCATCAATAAGAGTGTCACGGTCAGCATTACGACTGTTTTCTTCATGTTGTTTTCTCGTTTCATAATGTTTCACCTGCGTATCGGAGACTGCTTTTTCACGCACCAACTGCTCGTTATCTTTTAATAATCGGTCAATTTCACGCCCTGCACGTTTGAGCTTAAATACCACATAACCACAAATAGCCAGCGCAGTACCTGAGCCGATTAAAATCATCTGTAACGTCATTAAATCCCCCTTGGTCTATCCGTTTGTTCCGGTTCGACATAAACTTCGCCTGTAATCTGTTCTTCTGGCTTGGTTTGTTTGGCTTGATATGCCATTACAGCGCCCTTGGTTGCAGCCGAACCACCGCAAAAACAAGCAAAATAAAAAAACAAGTCAGTGACCGTAGAACGGTCAAGATAAACGGCATAAATCAGCACACCGGCCATGACTAAGAAACCGAAAAACTGAATAAAACCTGTCGTACTCGCACGACCATCACTATTGGTAAATAATTCAAAAAACTTATTCATTGACATAATCTCCACATAATCACTTCAGCTGGAGTGGGTTTCCCACGAAAGGCATAGCTCCATGCGTTTTTACTATAAAAGTGCGGTCGATTTTGCGGGAGTTTTCTGGTTGTCAAAACTCGGTTTTGTAACCAATTAAAAACACGTTTAAACACGCCTAAAAATTTAAACTTCATTGTCAATTGCTCCATATTTAAGATTGCCCGCCACGCGACGAACCCAGCCTTTACCAAATGTCGTAAAAGTGCCAAGTTTGCAATAAAACTCAAGGCGTTCAGCGTTCAAACGCATAATCACATCAGAAATCGCCATTTTTTTAATAGCGGCAATCGTCATATTGCCAATCACACCGTCATCAACAACACCGACTGCACGTTGCAACATACGACTCGCATTACCTAATCCATGATTTACCGCAGCATCAAAAAACTGATAAGCCACCGCTTCTGGCATTTTGTGGCATTGATAACGTAGCCAAAA